CCAACCAACTGTACTTCGGCACCGACTTGTTGACCGACCACATCAACGCGAGCATCTTGAACTTGCGCGACGTGACGGGTGACGACGTGACGCGTGTCATCATGCAGTTCTCTGGTGGAGCGCAGATCGTGGACGCTGGTTCCATCTCTGCCGTTCGTCGTACTTCCTAATTGACAAACCGAGCGACGGGGGGGCTTCGGCTCCCCCGAACCTCACAAACCCCTTGAATCATGGCTTGTAGCCTCACACTTACTGGTCGCTCGCTCCCATGCCGCGATGCCCTCGGAGGGGTAAAGAAGGTTTGGATGGCCGCTTTTGCTGACGGCTTGTGGAGTGCGGTTGCCTCGGGCGAAATCCCTGACTCCGCCGCCGCTCTTACTTTGCGCGACTACGTTTCGCCAAAGAACAGCTCCAGCCTCACGCAAACGGTGAACGCTTCCGTCGAAAACGGCACGGTGTTCTACTCGCAAGTTCTCTCTCTCGTGTTGAACAAGCCCGTTGCGGCCGACATCACCGAGATTCAAAACTTGGCAAAGGGTCGCCTCGCTATCGTGGTCCAAGACAACAACGACAACTACTTTGTCATGGGCCACATCCGTGGCGCGGAATTGACGGGTGGAACGATTGCCTCTGGTACGGCTCTCGGAGACCTCAACGGGTACACCTTGGAGTTCACGGCAGAGGAGGCCATCCCTGCTCCGTTCTTGGACTCTGCGGGTGCGAACCTGACCTTCACGACTACCGCATAAGGGCACGACCTTATGACCGCATAACAAGGAGGGGGAGGGCGCAATGCTCTCCCCTTTTTAGTTGAAAGATGATACACCTCACACCCAACTCCGGCACCAACGACATCTACGTCTCACCCTACCAGAGCCGTAAGTTTCTCGCGTCGTTCACCTACTACCTGCTCGTCCTTGAAAACCAAGCGACGGCGGCCTCTTTTGCGTGTGTGTTGAACTGGTCGGAAGACAACGAACGCTACACCCGCGCAAGCCTTCCCACGAATAACGACGACCCCGTCAACGGCGAATTGCTTATCACCGAAAGCGGCCTGTACACCTTCAAGATTTGGGGCCAAAACTCCGACACAAACCTCGACCCGACCGACGCGTCGGTGGTAGGCATCTGCGAGGTGGGTGCGTGCAAGGTCAGCGACGAGCCTGCGTGGACAATCCCGTCGGTGTCAATTCCTGACAACGTCATATATTACGAGTGAAATGGAACTACTCAAGCTAAAAGAATACCAGGAACGCTCGTACGCCGAACTCCCCTCAAACGAAGGGTACGTCAAATACGGCGACGACAACCTCTTCCCGCAGTACCTCATCGACCTCTACAAGTCGAGCGCTACGCACAACGCCCTCTGCACTTCGATTGCCATGATGATCTTCGGCGACGGTGTACAGGCGAACACGTTGGACGCGCGGCTCAAGATTGAAGAGTGGGGGCTGGACGATGAAATCCGCAAGGCGTGCGTGGACCTCAAGATTCAGGGCGGCTTCGCTTTGGAGGTAGTGTACAGCATCGACCGCACGACCATCTCCAAAGTACGGCACTGCCCCTTCGAGAACATCCGCTCCGGAGAGGTTGACGAAAACGAGGACTGCCATTGGTACTATTACTCCAAGGATTGGGCGGACAAGCGCGAGGAACCCATCGCGGTCCACGCCTTCGATCCTTCCATGAAGAACGAACACCCGACGCAAATTTTGTACGTCAAGCCGTTCTCTCCCGGTTCCTACTACTACCCGAAGCCCGACTACATCGGAAGTATCGACTACATCGAGCTCGACAAGGAAATCGGGAAGTACCACATCAACAACATCAAGAACGGCCTCGCCCCTTCGTTCACCATCCACTTCAAGAACGGGGTGCCCGCGAGCGAGGAGCGGCGGAAGATTCGCAACGACATCGAACGCCAACTCGCCGGGGCTACCAATGCGGGCAAGTTCATCGTCACATACTCGGATTCTCCCGACCGCAAGCCCGATTTTGAGCCGTTCCCCCTTTCCGATGCTGACAAGCAGTACCAGTTCCTTTCGACGGAGGTAAGCGACAAAATCATGATCGGACACCGCGTGGTGTCTTCGGCCATGTTTGGAGTCAAGACGGCGGGACAGCTTGGCAACACGCAAGAGCTGGAAATCGCGTCGGAACTCTTCGACCGGCAGGTGGTCAAGCCGTACCAACGCATCGTGAAGAACGCGGTCGAATCCATCCTTGGAGCTGCCGATGCAAACGCCATCGTAACCATCAGCGAACCCGAAGCGGTGCAGATTCAAGCCTCCGAAGAATGCCATCTCATCGACGACGTAGCCGACTGGCTCATCGAACAAGGTGAAGTCATGGACGAGGACGAGTGGGTTCTCATTGACGAACGTGCATACGACGCGGAACAAGAACAAGCACAGGACGCACAATGGCATTTTGCTATGCGTGTTCCCGGTGGCTCTTCCGACTCTGCAACGGCTCCCGATAACCGAAGCCAAATCGACAACGACATCGTCAAAATCCGCTACAAATACGACGGCGATTCACCCGGACAGCGGGACTTTTGTAGCAAGATGATGGCCTCCGGTCGAGTGTATCGTCGCGAGGATATTGTGGGGGCGAATTGGCCCGCTACTTTGGGCGGTGCTTCAGCCCGTGCCGTCAATCCCGGCTTTGGGCCGAATGGCACCGACACCTACGATCTGCTCCTCTATAAAGGCGGCCCCAACTGCCGCCATCGGTGGGTCCGTCGGACGTACTTGAAGCGTGACAACAAGCGCATCAGCGTGAACCGCGCCCGTCAAATCATCAGCCAACTACCGGAAGCTGAACGCCGGGCCAACCAACTCCCGACACAAGACCCACGCATCTCGCAAATTCCTGCGGCAATGCCAAACAACGGCTATTTGAATCCTCGATAACATGGCACTACAAGCAGAAGTCCTCTTCGTGAACCCTGACTACATCAAGCGCATCACCCAACTCAACGGTGGCGTGGAGGATGCGGTCATGGTTCCGGCCATCATCTTGGCACAGGACAAGTACCTCCAACAATACCTCGGCACGGACCTCCTCAACAAGCTCAAGGCCGACATCAGCGCGGGAACCGTGGCGGGTGCGTATGCCACGCTCCTCGACTCGTATGTTCGCAAGGCGACGGTGTGGTGGTCGATGGTCGAGATGCTCCCAAACCTGTACGTCAAACTCGACAACGGGGGGCTCGTCATCCGTACGGCGGAGAACACACAAGCAATCGGCCCCGATGACCTCCACCGCGAGGTTGAAAACGCACGGCAAAACGCGCAGTTCTACACGACGCGGTTGGTCGATTACCTCATGTTCAACTCCAGCTCGTTCCCTGAATACACGAGCAACACCGACGCGGACATGATCCCCGAGTACACGGCTTATTATCAGAACGGAATGACCATCTCCATCGGTGCCGATGGGGTCGACCCGGACTTGGGCCGTAAACTGTTACGGACTATTCGATGAGCCGAAAGGACAACATCAACCGACTCAAAAATTGGCTACATGAACAGCGAAGCGTGGATAACTTTGGTGCCGTCAATACTCACGGCGGTCGGAGTTTGGGTAAACTTGAACAGCGAGGTGGCAAAGCTGAAGGGTCGGGTGTACCGACTCGAGAGTGATCAGGGAGAACTGAAGGCGATGCTCAAGGAGTGCGTCGAAGGCATCCACGAGCTCAAGGTGCTTCTCGCTAAAAAAGGACTCTGATGTACAAATACTTCAAGCTCGAAGAGTTCGACAGCCCCGACAGCCCCGGCTCCGGTGAGCTTATGGAACCCCAAGTATTGGAGGCATTGGATGTGGCCCGCGATATTGCGGGCTTCCCTTTTATTATCACTTCGGGGGTACGGACTGTCCAGCATAATAAGTCCGTAAACGGCAGTCCCAAGTCAAGCCACCTGCTGGGGTGGGCTGTGGATATTGCCGTGCCTACCTCCCGCAAGCGGTTTCTCATGATTGAGGCGTTGCTCGATGCGGACTTCACCCGCATAGGCATCGGCAAGGATTTCATCCACGTCGACATGGATCCAAACAAGGAGAGCAATGTAACGTGGGTATATTAAAACGCGCATGGAATTAACCCGCAAAAGCAGGACGGTGCACGCCGTCGATGTCAACCTCCCCAAGCGGGGAGCCTCTGACAACTTCCTCTTCATCTCGGACATCCACTACGACTCCGTCAAGTGTGACCGCTCCCTCCTCCACAGGCACCTCGAAGAGGCGCAGAACCTGGGGGCGGGAGTGTTCATTTTCGGTGACTTGTTCGACTTGATGCAGGGCCGCTTCGACCCACGTGGTAACTACTCCGACCTTCGACCCGAATACAAGTCGTGCGTCTACGTCGACGAGGTCATCCAAGACGTAGGCGAGAAGCTCTCGAAGTACGCCGATGTCATCAAGTTCATCTCCAAGGGCAACCACGAAACGAACATCGAGAAGCGCATGATGGTCTCGCCTATTGACAGGGTGGCACAAATCATCAACGCCAACGGCGGCCATGTAGAGGTCGGAGGGTATGCCGGGTGGCTTGTCGTAAAACCCCACAGGAACGGCTCTGGACGGCGTAGGTTCAACGTTCACTACCACCACGGATACGGAGGTGGGGCGAAGCGCTCCAAGGGCATCCTCGGGGCTGATATTGACCAAAAGGATTTCCCCGATGCGGACTTCATCCTCCGTGGGCACGATCACCAGAAGTGGCACCTGCCCGTGACCATCGACCGCATCAGCCAAACCTACAAGGTTGAACAACGCACCGTCCACCACCTACGCCTCGGAAGCTACAAGAAGCTGGGGGACAGGTACGCGGGATGGGCGGTGGAGAAGAACTTCGCCACGCCACGCCTTGGAGGATGGTGGGCACGAGTGCAGGAACGCCAAGACGAGTACATATGGGAAGTGCGGGAGGCGACTTGAACCCGTGGGTCAAGGTCATCTCGGCCATCGACATCACGCAAGTATTCAAGACCAAGGGCGACATCCGACGGTGGAGCGCAAAGCGAACCATCGGCGGCATGGTAGTGATGGAAGCCCTTTGGCAGATACATGAATTTGGACTATCTTGGCAGGGCATTGTTTTGGCTGGGGTCGGAGTGACCCCTCTCTGCCTCTCGTTCTTCGAGAAGGAATAGGTGCATTTAGTGTTATTTGGTGAAGCCCTCCGAAACGTCGGGGGGCTTTTTCTTTCAAAAAAGTTTCGTTTTCCTTTGGAGAATTAAAAAAGAGTTCTATCTTTGGGACATGAATAACACGCCAAGCACCAACCGCGGACAAGATGAAGCCTTCCGCCTCATCGTAGAACTCCGCAAAAACGTCTTTCCCAAGATGACCGACGAGGAGCTCGTCAGCTTTCGGAAGGACATGGCCTACTACCTCGACATCAAAAACCTCTGAACAATGCTCAAGCCTAACGGAATTTCACACACGGTCTACCCCGACCAGCCTGCCGACGACTTCAACGAGTGGACGGCTAACTTCACCCGCCAAGAAATCGTCCGCGATGCGGATGAGTTCAAGCGCAAATTCGACGCGCTGTGGGATGCCTTCAAACGCGACATCCAGCGGAACTCATGAACCTCTACGAAGTCCACTATCACTACGGCCACGACCGCGACGACTGGCGTACGATGTCCT